TGTTGAGCGCCGCCAACGTGCCGCTGAGGTAATCCGCCTCGGCAAGATTTGCCGTCAAGCCGAGGTCATAGCGCAGGTAGTCGTAAAGCTGCGCAATGGTGCGATTGGTCGTCACCGTGATTGTGTCGGTGGCGTGGTTGACGCTGATTCCGGTATAGGCCGCGACTGTGGCTTCGTTGCTCACGCTGATGACGGGATCGACGGTCTGGAACACGGCATTGTTGTAGAGGTAGCCGTAGTGTCGCGCCGCAACAATGAAGGGCGGGATGATGACGCCATCGAGGTAGTAGTTGCCGGTGGTGTTTGCGCTGGTGCCCGTGACGGTCAGCGTCAGGTCGCCCGTGGATGTCGGCGTCACCGTCAGCGCGAAGTCGTGCCACGCGTCTGCGGTGGCGGGTGCAGTGAAGGTTGCGGGCGTGCTGCCCTGGCCCGACAGCGTGATCGAGGGCGGCGTGGCTGTGCCGTAAGTGGTGTCGAAGCGAAGGCTGCCACGCACCAAATAGGTTTGGCCCGCCGATGCGCCAGCCAACAAATAGGTGCGGCCATGGGCGCGGCCTGCCGCCTGCGGCTGAAACCGGATCGACGAAGTGCTTCGCTTGTTCACCACGTTGTCGCGGGCGATGAACCCACGAGCATTCTGGATTTCCTGCACCGTCACATCGGAGTTTTTGTTGACGAAAGCAAACTCTGCCAACGGATTTGCAGGCGCGGTGACGAACACGGAGGTGGCCAGCGCCATGCTACCCACGGTGCAATCGGTCAGTGTGCATCGCACCAACGCCAGGCCGCCCACGCTGTTCGTTACTGCGCCAGCATTGTTCGCGCCAAGATTCGCGCCATTGACGGTAATGTCGCCGGTGCCCACGAGGGTAAATCGGTTGTAGCGGTCGAAGTCGCCACCGTCGACCACCAGCGCGGTGCCGGGCTGAACCACTACCGGCGTCGTCACGTTGCGCGTCACAAAATCAGTGAGCACAATTCCCGAGCCACCATCGGAAAAGTTGCTCATGTAAGCGATTGGGACGTTCAACACGCAACAGTTCCGAAACCCGGCCCCCGCACTGTTTGACGCGCCGCGCAATCCCAATTGACTTCCAAGCCCCGCCCCGCGAGTGGCGACCACGCACTCCAAAAAATCAAACTCCACCGCGCTGTTTGCAACCCCAATGCCGAGGCCATTGCCACTGATGGCGGTTTGCACCGAGCCGTCGCGCCGGATGTTGCTTACCGCAAGGCGTGAAATAACACCATCGCGGAACACGGCTGTGGAGTTTGCGAAGTAGGGCGCGGTCAATACCGTGAATGCTGACTGGTTACCGAACGTGCCATCAACACCTAATCCGTGGCAACTGACGTTTTTGATGTCAACGCTGTTCGCAGGCATCCCTGTGCGTGGCGTGATCGTGAAACCGGACCAGTTGGTTGCGTTGAAGTGTTCGATGTAGACGTTCGACCAGACGTTCACCACAACCGCACCTGCGGCGCGACTGTTCGTCCATGCTGTTGCTACCGTGACGTCGTTGCCGCTGATTGCGCTGATTTGGCGGTGTTCTACCAGGGTGCTGCTGATGCCGTTGATCTCGGCGCTCAGGATCATCCAATCACCAACCGCCCAGCCGGTCGCGTCAGTCACCGTGAACGTGGTCGTGCTTCCACCAGTGACAGCTGTCGTGGTCTTTGTGTGACGCCGCTTGTCCACGCCACGCATGCCAATCAAATTCATGCGGGTCGTGGTGCCCAGGCCGACGATGTATTTGTTGTTAGCCATCGTCCCCGAGTAGTTGACGCGCACTCCTGCCGTAACCGAGGCTGGGATCGTGTCGCCTTCAACCCCCCAATCCCATTCGCCCGTGGCCGCGTTCGCGACCGTGCCTTTGATGGTGAGTAGGCTGCTCGTCGTGCGGCTGGCGCGCAAGCGACCGTTGATGGTCAGGCCCGGCGTCGCGTCATTGCCAACGATGCGGGTGCCGTCAACGGTGACCGTGTGCGTGGCCGCGATGGTTACGGTGTCATTCTCCCCGGGCACAACACCGCCCACCCAGGTCGCGGTGGCTGACCAAAGGCCGGTTTGTGCGGAAGTTATTGCGGCCATTAGACTTCAATGATGCTCAAAGGAATTTCGGTTTTATCGATCGTTCGAAATATTGTATCATCATCAACGGACTTGAACAATATACTGGTATCCGCGACCCGAAAAACGTGACTGGAATCAACAGTCTTGAGAATGACATCCGTGTCTGACTGTCTGTAGATTGTTTGTTTCTCTACTTTGATCGACATTTTCAGTTCACCGAGTAACTTCGCGGTCCAGAACCAAAGTACCCTTAACCAGTCGAGTTACGACACCCGAACCGGACACAATTTCGATGTCGAATACGGCCTTCTTGAATTGGAACGCGGTCGTGGTAGCTGCCGGGATTGTGAGAGTAACCAATCCTGAAGCGCCAATGATAACAATGGCACCACTTTCAGTGGTTGCTGAATAAATGGTCGTTGTCGAATCGACCTTCTCGCGAATTTGCATCCGCGCAGTGTGTCCGGTCAGATTGATAGGCAGTTGCGTCTGTGGATCTTTGTAAGTAATCTCATAGACGAAAGTCGCCCCCTGAGGGACGATCAATTCTACTTCTTTAACGGCTGGCATTTTGTTTGTTCCTGTGGGTGTACTTGTAATTGCACACGGCGTAACGCTGCGCAGGGTCTTTGTAGTCCTTGACCATCACGGAATCACCCATGCACCGTTCAAGATACTTTTTCTTGGTTTCTTCTTTCTTGGGGGCGGGGATCGGCATATATGATTATTTTAATGCTTCGTAAGCCTGTTGGCAAGTAGCACCCGCCAGTGCCCGTTCGTCCGCTATTTTAGCAAGCTCTCGACCAGCCGCTTCCAACCGTCCAAGCATGTCGGTAAGCACAGCGGAGGGGGCGGAGGCTGCTGGGCTTGCGGGGGCAACGGGGGGATCTGGGCAATGTTGGGTGGTGTAGGCTTCGGTACGCTGCCGCAACCCGTCACCAGCCACAACAGTGACAGCAAAAGAATCCACGATACGTTTCGACCGAGCGTGACTTTCATTCGCTACCTCATTCAATTTTCGTACCCATTTGGATTCGGCCTGTCTCGCCTGTTCTTCGGCTGCTAACTTGGTCGCACTGATTTCAGTCTTTAACTTCAAGTTCGCGATCCCAGCCTCGCTCAACCGCCAAGTTTGTATACCGAGGCACACCAACAAAGCGAGGATCAATATCAGTAGTAGTCTGATCATGATCCGATGCAGGTTTTGTATTCGCTTTCGCGCCTGACGGTCAAACCGTTGACCACTTGGCCTTTGAATCTGTTCCACCGCAGTATTTCGCGACAGGCCCCTGTGTAGTCACCAACATTGAGTTTGGAAACCAGCGTGGATGTGCAAAACGCGGACTGCCCGATGTTATAGGCGAGGCTCAGGTAGGCGTCGTATTCGTGCTGGTGCAGGGGTACACGGACACACTTCTTGATCGCACCCTCGAATTTCTGAATATCTTCGAATTTTCTGGCAAGCGCTTGCGGCGGTGTGATCTTGTCCCCGATCTTGACCGGGGTACCGTCTGTCTTGGTTGTGGTCCCAAACCCGTAAGTTGGTACATCACCCGGCAGCGGTCTGACCGCTTGGCCCGTGTACCCTTCTTTCAGCGCGAGGCTCACCAGCCCAGCCGCACTGAGAACCAGACTAGCCGCGACCAGGCGCTGTTTCATTTGATTTGGCCCATCCGAGCTTCGTACTCAGCTTGCCGCCGTTTGTCTTCTCGGTGCTTGTAGAACCAGTTCACCGCGAAACCGGCAACGCCAAGAACAATACCGATGAGGACAGCCGCTTCGCTGCTCAGCAGCCAACCGCTTATCGTCATACCGGCCCCGGTATAGGTCGCCTTGGAGGCCACGGTCCCGATGGTTGTGTCCAAAGTTTGGACTATGGTTTCCTTTTCCACGGCTTTTATCCTATGAAGATTTCGGATGGTTCACGGACACGCGTCAAGTATTGCGTCATCGCGTCCACTTGGTCGTCGTGGAATTCCGGCAGTGGGAAATTCTCCACTTCCTGTTCGAATTCGTTGAGCCAGTGCGCGGATTCGGGCAGGTACACAGTTCCGCTTTCGATCGCCGGGGCGACCCTCGATGCCCGGATGATTTTGTCGAATCCCTTGTGCCCCATCGGGATTATGGGGTACGGGCCTTCGCGCCGCAGGTCCTCAATCAAGGCTTGGCCTGACGCCGCGTCTTCGATCAACACCTCGTGCGGGTTCCACTTGTCGCACAGATCTTTCGCGATCCGCCGCAGATCCGGGTACACCACTTTGTCTTTCCAGACGTCCAACAGGTAATGCCCGGTTTTGTCCTGTGCCCACACTTCGCACACGCTCGGGTCGTTGATTTGCCCGGGTTTGTACGCAGTGTCGAAGCTCAGTCGCACCATGGACACCTCTCGATCCGGTGGCCGTTTATAGCGCTTAAACCACTTTACTTTGATCAGGCCCTGTTCGTTGAAATCCACGATTTCCGCGTGGATTTCCTGTTGACCCAGCCGTGTCCCTTCGTACTGCATGATCGCCTTACGGAACGGAGCCGCGAGGTTTTCCATGTTGTCGTAGGTTGACCCTTTTGTTATCACCACCCCGGGGTCGGTCGATTTGATCAGGTCTTTGATAAACTTCACTGGCTTCGGTGTCGTGGTGAGCACCTTTTGTGGTGCTTTCCCTAGTCGAAGGCCGAAGTTCAGCATGTCCATCACCATTTGCGGGTCCGGCCACGCTGCTACTTCGTCGCACCAAGCGTTGTCGTGCTGCGGACCGCGAAGGCGTTCGGGCTCTTCGGCTGAAAACAGCGTGGCCATCGCCCCGTTGTCCCAGGTCACCCGCCGCTTCGACGGTTCGTACGTGGGTTTGTTCCAGGGCGGCGAAATCGCGAGAATCCCGGATTCCCCCTCGACGATAACGTCACGAAGGTCAGCCGAGGTGGGCGCAATGATGGCCATTCGACTGGAGACACCCGCCTCAATCCGGTCCCGTACCCACTCCGCCCCGGTTCGTGTTTTGCCGAAACCCCGACCAGCGAGCACAAGCCAAGTGTGCCAATCGCCGTTGGGCGCTAACTGCTGCGGCCTCGCCCAGGTTGGCCAGTCGTAAATGAGCGCTGCGGCTTGCCTGTCGGTCAACCCCGCGACGAAATCATTTCTGGGATTCATCGGTGCGCTTCGCCATCATCGCGGCGAGCCTGTCCTTAGCCCACCCAAGGTCCTCAGTTTGGATCGGTGCCCCGTTCGGCCCACTGAGTTCGTTTGCAGTACGCTGCTTGTAAACCCCCGAACGCCTTCCCTGCAGCATCATCGTCAGCACCGCATCCGAATAGTTGCGCCGCGTACCGATCTCGACACCCCGCCAGAACACCGGTTCGACCACCCCTTCGATCGCCCGCTTCAGACCCGCTTCTTCCAGATCGTCCGTCACGCCTTCGTAGGTGTCATCCCAAGCTCGTGCAAACGCGTCGAGCCGCTGCCGCAATGTATCAGCCTGTAGCTTCGTCAGACCCGACATCGTGCAAGCCTTGGACACATTACAACCCGTGGCACGAAGAGCCCGAATAAACTTCGTCAGCTTGTCCTTCAGTGCCATCCGATACGCGTTTTCGCTGGCAGCAAGCTCCAGGATCTCGCCCTTTTTGCTTCCCGACATCAGGTACGGGTTGCTCTTCAGAAACTCCGTGGCCTCCGCCTCGGAATCAGTGGGTACAAACCCACCCACCGCGAACATGGTGAATTCCCCACCTTCGTCGATGGGCTCCTCAGCGTAGATGTGCTGCCACTGCTTGTTGATCGTCGCGTCCATAGGCGCGATTTTACCACCGGCTTACACTTTCTTGCAATATATATACCCCCTGGCCACCGCGAGCGGTACACTACCTTCGCGGAAAAATATATACGTATATATAACCGTGGTTATATATACACTGACCAAGGAGCTATATGCATGAGAAGAGGACCAAGTAGACGCAACCAAGAGAGGAGGACCAAGTAAAGAGGACCAAATACATACAACAAGTTGTA